CCATTATCCGCATTAACAGTTCCCTGTTCTACGAAAGTGAACATTCCTGCTGCATCTGAACCAGCAGCTAAATCATCTGCTCTAGCTGGTGACGATCCAACAATATAAATACCGTTCTGACTTGCGGTAGATTGATCTTTAACAAGAACACGATCATTAGTCGCAAGAGTAACACCGTCTAATGTGTCTCCATTATTTAACGCAGTAGATATTGTTATGTTTCCAGTTGTTGCTGCTTTACATGAATCCTTAACATCTAGACCTTGAGAAGTAGCTTCGACAAAGCCCTTAGTCGCTGCATCTTGAGCGTTTACAGGGTCAGCTACGTTAGTAATTGTCTGACTATTTAATGAAACTGAACCAGTTGGTGCAGCCATTTGATCTAATCTATTTGTTCTAACACCTGTATCGAAGTCTGATATTTTCGTATGTTGAAGCGAAGGTACGTCTGCGGCTACCATTGCCCTAAATGTTGCAGCACCATTACTACCATTTGGTGCAGCTAAAAATGTATTCTGTGTTCTACTTGTAAACAGATCAGCAAAACTACCAGAACCACCAATAGGCTCAATAGTTGTAGCAGATCCTCCAGATCCTCCCGTTCCAATACCAACAAAGAGTTTTTTACTACCTTCAGCAAAAGCTAATTCAGCATTTTCTAAGCTACCTGGTGCTGAAGATCCTGTAGATCGTTTAATTCTAATTGTGTTAGCCATTGTTAAAAGTTGCCCCCATCGACAAGTGTAAGTTTGGTAGTAGTTGCATCTGCTTTAAATTTAGCAGAAGTTGCGTCATAGTAAACAACAGAGCCATCAACTTTGGCTGTTTCGTCTAAGTCTAAGCCTTTTGGTCCTGCTGGACCACGAGTTGCTACTGTTACAACAGTGCTATCACCCTCATTTACTGTAACAGTATTTTTGGTGGTGGTAATGTTTACTGAGGTCATGCAGTGTAGCCCTCACTCATAAAGATGTCTCCCTCTAAATAATACTCTTTTAAACCATTAGTATCGGTAAGTAATACATCATATTTCAGTAAATTTGGACTAAATGTGGCTGTTTGTGTGTCTGTAAGTGCTAAATCAACTGTTCCACTGGTTCTACTTGTGTAAGTAACTCCGAAATCAGCGTATTTTGTAGTGCGAGTTTCTTCCCAAACTTGAGCTTCTACAGTATATCCTGTTAGATCTATTGCAGCGTTACTTGAATCCTTAAAAACAAGTTGAATATTATGATCCGACCTTCTTTGGATCGTCATATTGTATGTTCCAGGTGCAATAGCCATTAGGTATATGGAGATGTGCCTAGTATATCAGTTTTCCATTGTGATTTTAATTCATCAGTTGTTGTTGCTGCATCTATAGCTGAATCAGCAGGGGCATCCCTTAATGCTTGTTTTTTTGCTGCGACACTAGCTTGTTCTGAAGTGTCATTTGTTTCTATTGCTCTTTGAAATGCCACGTCAAGCTCTGCAAACTTTTCTTGTCTTGCATACCTGATATTGTTTTTATGTACTTCTTTGGCTTTCGCCATGTCAATGCCAAATCCCATAATTAATTAAGGTGTATAAGTCCAAGCATCACGAAAACTTCGGTCTGTTGGAACGTCAGTTGTATTAATTATATAGCTTGTTTTTCCATCAGGCACATCTTTAGCCTGTATTTCTTCAACAGTAAGACTACAATTATCAGACGGTATTAAAACTGCAACACTACCATCATCATCAATATAGATAATTCTTTTATCAGAATTTGCCATAACTTTTTTTCTTTAGTATATCTTATTTGTTATTGATCGCCAAAGAAACTTAGAAAAACATATAGAACATCAACATTACTTAAACCTACGTTTGCTGCATTGTTTGTTCCAGATACAACAAATCTATAACTGCCGACATTTTGTTGGCTTAAAGTATCAATATTACAAAGCACTCTTCCTCCTGTTGAGCCATTTCTGTGCACAAATCCAACAGGGGCATAATTTGTATCTGAAAAATTTGAATCAAAATTTACTTGATAAATACCTACACCATGATCGCCAATACTTGTAACACCAAAATCATCTCTTATTGTTGTGTTTTGACCATTAAAATTTACCCATGCTTTTGCTCTTCCTTGATAAATTTGGTCAGCAGTTGATGTATTTCCACCACTTGAGTTTTTAATATTTGAAACATTTTGGTTTGTAGCGTTTAAGGTAGTAACTGTTAATTCACTTAATCCAGTAATCGTAGTTGCAGCAGCACCTAAATTTATAGAAGTGCTTCCGATAGTAACGGAACCTCCACTAAGTTGACTTGTTGGAATTGTTGAAGAACTTGTTAATACCGTTCCAGATTCGTTTGGTAACGTAATTGTTCTATTAGCACTAACAGTTCCAGTTGCTTGTACTGCTACATAATGAGTAGAATCAGCATCAAAAAATCTTGCTGGTCTTTGCCCTATAAAATCAATTCCACTATTTGAAAATTTAAAAGAAAGATTACCAGAACCACCGAAACCAATTATGTTCGCAGCGTCTTGATAAAAACCAGTGCCACTAGATCCAAAATGTAATGATGGTACGTTAGCTGCTCCTGTAGCACATTGCAAAACACCTGTCATTGTACCTCCAGTTGCAGGAAGTAAACCTAAATTTGCTTGGTCAATATTTCCAATATCAGTAAAAGAAGTATTATTACTGTTTCTAATTTTTAAAACATTAGAGGTTGTATTTAAAAACGGCATACCAGCTACACACTGGCTTGAAGTTAAATCAGTAGATTTTGAATTACTTGATTGAATTGCACTAAAGACATTGTTAAGGTCAATTCTTACATTGGCTCCTGAGTTATTTTCTATTGTGTAATTTGCAACGTCAGCCATAGTTAAATACTATTTTTACTAAGTTTAACCTCCTTTACCAAAACCAACAGCAGTAAAAGTAAAGTTCCTATCAATACTAACATTACTTGAATTTTTAAAATGAACTGTAAAACCAGTTCCAGAGATATTACTTAACTCGAAGAAATCACCTGTTGCCATATTTTGAGGTGAAATATTCACAACTGGCAGAAAATTATTTAAATTTCCCAATGCAGACGTTCCAACAAAGAAAGCATTTGCAAAAGTGACATTTTTAGCTGCTGATCCTGACGCTATTACAGCACTTTGTTCTGTTCTAGATTTTAATGTTGCTGTATATCCTAATTGTTGTAAGTTTATGTTTTGTGCAGTATCAGCAGTTTCAAGTATTGCTCTAAACTGAAAACCTCTACCTTTAAAAATACCATTCGCAACATCATTGAAATCTGAGTAAGAACTCATATCAGTAGAAGTTCTTACAGCTAATTTTGCATTAGCATCATTTGCCACGCTACCGTCAAAATCTGTCCAAGTATCTATAAGATCTGTTCTGTTATCAAAAAGATCTCCTGTGTAAAATCCAACTCCTTGAAAATGTCTTGTTATTGATAAAGAAAAAACTGCACCTAAATCTAAAGTTTCTACAAAATCGTAAGTACCAGTTGCATTAGATACTGGATTAGTAAGTATTAAACCACCTTTAGTATTACTAAATTCAACATTAGATTTTGCACCATTAAAGGGAGTTGAGTCAGTATCTTCTCTATCTGTTTTTACTGTTATTTCGTCTGTAATTTGAACTGTTGATAAACTTACTTTTGCTTCTGTCTGACTAAATCTTCCACCATCATCTTGGAATTTAACAAGATATGTTCCTTCTAAAGCTGGACATATTGCTTCTGTTGCATTGCCAGCAACAGCTTCAATAACATCTTGTGCTGCTTGGAAAGAAGCTGAATTTGAAGCTAAATTAGAATGTCTCACATACACCCGACCTCCATGCAAAACATCTACAGCAGTTGATTGACTAAATCTTAATCTTATAAATTGTTCGTTAACAGGCTCAATCGTTAAATTTTGTACATTATCAGGTAAAGCTGTTTTACCAATAGCAGTAAATGTTTTTTCAGTTGGATTAGTAGACAATTCCAAAGCAGCATTATAAGAAAATACTTGAAATGTATAGAGTCCTATAGGAGTGTCTAATAATTCAAAATCCGAGCTAAAGACTACTTGAGATACATAATTACCATCTTCAAATTTATAATTAACTAAATACTGAGTAACTCCTTGTACTGGTTGCCAATCAACAATAAGTTTACTTCTAGCAATATTATTTATAACTATTGTTGTTTCTGTAATAGTTAAGTTACTTGGAGGAGGTGCTGGCTGGTTTAATAAAGATATTGTTCTAGTGGGAAGTATCGTTCCATCTTCAATAAAGGCATATTTACCTGGAACATGACTTAAACCTGTTATTGCGTAATTAATACCATCTTGTTCTTCTACTTGAATTACCCTAAATAATTGAGTCTGAAGAGTTGTACTTGAGATGACATAAGGTGCATTTACATTTGGAGTAGTTGACAAAGCCGAATCTAACGTACAGACTCCTGACGATTCTGCTGTTATAGTTTTTGTCTCCACACTACCATCGGGCATAATAATTGATATGGTCGGTTGAATAGTTAACCCAGGGCCAGAATCTATGTTTCCATCAGTATCACGAGTAGTTAAAGCAGTTTGAGACTCAGCATCAATGGTTACGCTAGTTGTTGACGCAGCAGCTACAATTCGACCACCTCGTCTAGTTCCTGCCCTTACTGGATCGTTTATTTCTATTACATTTCCAGGTCTTACAAGAACTCCTGAGTCTATTGAAGTAGAAAAAGTAACGGTTTCTGATTCATTTTGTTCAGCAAAAAGAACGGCTCTTCCTAATCTTGCAGCTTGACCTCTACTCGTACAGGCAAACGCTTTTATTTGTTTTATGATTGCTCCAAATTTACTTATAGCTGTTGCATCTTCAACAACTTCAAAATCCACTTCTTTTGAATCCATATTGAAGTAACTTACTGAAATGACGCTATGTCTAGTTTTTAAGCTACTGCCTTGATAATTAAATCCTGAGTCTCCTACATTAGCTAAATTGAATAAATAACTTGGAGTTGTAGGTTTGTCTTGAGACAAAGTAATTCCTCCAGCAGACCATATTGGCATACATCTCATAACACCAGACAATTCATTTATTGCTGCAAATGCTTCTTTTGGACTTTGAATATTCACGTTACAGCTAAATCTTGCTTCTGTGCTACCTTGCCCATCATCTACTAATTCATTTGCATACTTACTAGCAGCTACAAAACTAAATAAATCTAAATTGCTATCAACTATATGATTCCCTAGCCCATATCTAGTATTTGTAAGCAAATCGAGTAAGCACATAGCTGGACAATTTGTGTAAGTTGCTGCTCCCATTACTCCGTTAAAAACGTAGCCACTTGGATAGACAATTCTTCCAGTTTGAATATCAACTGTGGGAGTTCCCGTTCCAGATGCCCCTGCTCCTGGAATCCTTACTTTTACACCCCTAATTCTGTACTTTCTAGAAGGAATACGATTGAACTGTTTACTATCAAAACGAAGAGCCGTATAAGCACTGTTAGGGTAGGTTGAAGAATTATCAAGAACTTCTTGAAAACTTGTAAATTGAAAAGCGTTAACCCTAGTAGATACTGTACTATCTGCTGTTATTCTGACCACTCTTATGTCTACAGTGGTAAATCCACTTGTTAATTCTATTCTATGATCTCTAGCGTAGGCATCAGCAGTTCTACCAAGAACTTGAGATGTAATCTTATCTACGAAACCACCAGAATCATGTTGAATCTGTATTTTATACTCTACTTTATCTCCATCAATATCACCATTATCTTGAAAAATTTGTATTTGAGGCCAAGTTAAAGTGACAATTACAGCATTAACATCAGTATTTGTAATTTGCCTAGTAACTGGAGCCGAAGTTGTTACGGTTACTGCAACACCTGTAGGTGATCTAGTTTCAGAAGGAATACCACTTAAAGCTGTTTGATTAGACGTTCCAAACCTAGATTTAAAATTTACATTTGTAAAATTAAAATCAGTGTTAGCAGGATTAGTATTAGAAGCGGTTGAATTAAGTATCGGAGTGTCATTAAGAAAGACATCTTTTAAACTCGCATTATTATAAGCAGCCGTTCCTTTTGTAAGCTGTGCTTTTGATGCACTAGCAAAACCTTCTATTTCTCCTTCAGATATTAAATCTTGAACAGTAGCAAAACTTCTACTGTGTAACGTATCAGGAGCACGGTATGGAGGAGGAGGAGATTTATCACCACCGCCACCACCAGCACCTTGAATAAGTTTAATTTCGTCTGTCATGCTTCTACCTGATTAGTGTCAACTGCTGCACTTATTACAACACTTCCTGTAAAAATTTCACCATAAACTATTGGAACGGGAGTTCCTGCTCTCGATGTATTTTGTACTCCGCTAAAACTAAACGATAGCTGTGGGTCTGCCTCTGTTGAAAACGATTGTTGTTGAGGTAAAGGAAATAACATATCACTTACACCAGATAAAACTAAAGCTATACCAATGTTTCCAACTGCTGCTTGAAATCCACTAAACCCTGCTGCTGCACCAAAACCACCAAATCCTTGAAATACTGCTCCAGGCATTGCAAAAGCAAGACCTATCATAGCTGCTCCTAATAGCATTTTTCCAAAACCTTTTCCTGCTCCGTCAATAACAGGTATAAAATGTATGTCTTCGTTACCTATCGGATAATTTATTTCGCTCTCGTCTATGTCAAAATTTCCAACTTTTACTTGGTAATATCTAGGATTCATGTGACTTTGTATCTCTGGAAAATTATGAACTAAAAAACTTACTGCTTTGCCAACTGTATCTACTTTTACTTCAAACTCTTTATGACCAACAAACTTAGCCAATTCGCCATATAACTTTACTTTACGAAGCATAACGTAACCTCTTTCCTGTGCATTTTAGCAACCATTCAGAATATGGTTCTCTACAAGATAGTCTATCGGTTAAATGATGAATTACATCTCCATCAAAAAATAATGCTACATGATTTAACCCAGGATTAAGAATACTCATAAACAATAAATCACCATTTTTTAAACTTTCCTCTGGTCTTAATTCTCTAAAACCTGTTCGCCACGCACACCTTTCAAACATAGGATCTTTTAAAAATTCTTCTGGTGTGGTTGGTCTTTGCCAATCTCTTAGTTCTATATTTTTTTCTTGTTTATACCAATCTCTTACTAAACTCCAACAGTCAGTTATACCCCATACCCATTGCCGACCCAATAAAGGCGGTTTATATCCGCATGGTTCTAAATATGCCCATTGTTCTGTTTTTGGGTTAACAATGTACCAGGGAAGATTACTTTTTTCGCAACTTATTTTATCTGCTTGACTAGGAGTAGGTGGTGTTATTGGATGACTATGAACTACTCCAACTATTTCTCCTGTATTATCTGCTTTCACATAATCCTCTGGGTCGATAATAAAACATTGATGGTCTGTCATTGAAAGATTACGACAAGGATAGTATCTTTCTTTACCTTTTACATTCAGCAAAAGTCCACAGGATTCTTTTGGGTCTTCACGTTGAGCATGAAGTAATGCTTTATACTTCCAAGTCATCCTGCAAACGTACCTATAGCTGGAAAAACTGAACGAGTGCATTGACGGCCTGGAATACGAACTCCAGCAAGATCAGTAGGTGCAGCTAATTCAAACTCTACAACATTTCTATTCTCAGCAGACTTACGATCAATAGAATACTGTTCTTGAGGAAACTCCGCATTTGGATCGGGAGTTCCAAAAGGATTTGTATTGCCTGGAAAATTTACAGCATCAATAAATTTAGCTAATGTTCGTATTCTAATTACACTGGCACCTGTAAGATCATTACCCACTGTAGTTTCGTTAACACTTAAAAGTATCGCTGATATTAAACTTGTTGCATTACTGACTATTAGTTTAGGTCTAGGAAGTTGACCTTTTTGAAAAGCAAAACCTGTTGCTTCTACAGGAAATCTAAGATAACTATTCCCATTCCAAACAATTTCTCCGTTTGCATTTAAATTACTGCCAGCATGAAATCTGTAAATTGTATTCGCACCATGTAATGAATTATCTAGTTGTAGTGTAAATAATTCAATAATCGCAGACGGATTTATTTTTTGTAAGTCTGTAAATATCTTTTGATTAACTGTCATTATGTAGCTGGCTCGAATACTTGTCTAAAAGTAGCTTTAATAGTAGCTCTGTTGTTGTAGGGTATAGATTTATTCCAATTTTCACAAACAAATTTAAAGTTTGAAGCAGTTTCTCCAGGTAAATGGTTATTAGGAAAGTCGAAACTAGCACTATCATTTGCTCTTGCATCTAAAAATGCTTCTATTGTATCTGCATCTGTTTCTGACACTTCGTAAGTAAGACTAAACTCTTTTGGATTTTGATGTTGAGCTAATCCAAACAGTATTCTATGTTCATAACCATCTGCAAAACGAACTGTACGAGTTCTTGGTGCGGATTTTTTACGGATTCCGTAGGTAGGTTGTATAGAAGGGAAGGTAGCCATTATGCTAATATTCCTCCTGGTCTTTTTTGTTGTACTAATTCAGATTGTATCGCAACTGATATAAGACGACCAAGTTCTCTTCCTTGCTCTTCATCTCCTTCAACAGAAGATCCAGAAGCATCTACGTTCACTACTATATTTGTTGAACCACCAAGAGCATGATTTGGTGTAATCGTACCAGATACACCAGGAGTAAACATTTCTGGGCCACGTTCTCCAACAAGATACTGACTTCCTCCTTTAACAGGTCCACCTGCTGCTTTGGCTCCTCTAAAAGCTGGATTTGAAGGCATAAAGCCTACTTTTCCTATATTTGTACCAGCAGCAGTCGTTAGTGATTTTCCTCCCATTGTACTAAAACCACCACCAAGCACACTTCCGAACATTCCCAATAAGCCTTGCTGAAACTGGTTCGCCATCATTCTTGCTGCTGATTTTATAAAATGATCGACTATTGCATTGAACATATTTCTAAAGGCATCATTAATAGACATTGTTCCTCTAATAATTCCTTCAAATGAACGTTCAAACGATTGAGCCATTGTTTGAGATAAGGTAATAACTTGATAGATTGGATTTTGTAATCTCAACATCTCATCCTGTAAATCTTTTACTTGGTCATTAAGAGCAGAAAAAGCCAATTCACCAGATTGTCCAAATTCATTATTGGCTTCTTTAACAAGGCCAAGCATTATCCTGACTTCCTCTAATGCGTCTTTAAAATCTTTCATTCTTTTATTTCTGCCTTCTTCAAATTCTTTTTGTAATTTGTTTGCTCTTCCTTCTCCATATCTTGATGGATCTCCACCCCCTCTGAATAATAATTCTTCGCCAAAATCTCTAAACCTATCAGTAAATGTTATCTGTTTTGCTTTTGCAACAGCAATATCATTTTCTGCTTTTGCTCTAGCTTCTGCTAAAGCTAGTTCAATAGTCGCACTATCAGTTATTAAATTTTGATTTAATAATTGTGTGGCAACTTGATTGCCTATTTTTGTTCTTGCTTCAAAAATTTGATTAGCTAATTCAGCTTGTCTGTTTGCACTAGCTAAAGAATCAAACGCTCCTGAATCGGCTCCAAAAATCTCTGTTAAAGATTTTGCAGTGCTGCCTGAACCAAATTGAGCAAAAGCTCCTAATAATCCAAAAGCTTCTTCTTTTGTAACGCTAAAACGTTTTGCAACTTCATCTACATCTTTTGCCGTGAGTTGAGCACCTACACTAACATCTGTAAATCGAACATTTAAAGCAGCTAAAGATTGATTAAATTTATCATTTTTATCAATAGCAGAACCTATCGCAGTACCAAGAATTGATAACGCAAACCCAAATTGACCACCAATCATGCCTCCTGCTGCACCACCAAGTCCACCACCAACTGCTGCTGCACCTGTTTGTCCAAAAAGCAAAGGGAAAGATCCACCGATAATTGCACTACTAGCCGTTCCAGCAAACTTGCCTGACAGCCCCTTGCCAATGTTAGCTTTACCAGTATTTCTTTTGGCACGGGCTAATCTTAATTCTGCTGCAATTTCATTTCTTATTAACTGAATATTATCTTTATCAATTTTAATTCCTTTTCTTTTTAAATTTTGTATTGCTTTAAACTCAACTTTTTGTCTTTTATATGCTTTGCTTAATCTATCTTCTTTATCAATTACATCGCCAATAGCTCGAAAATATCTTTCTGTACCTATTGCAACTCTGTTTAAATTCCCTTTTGCTTGACCTAAAACTTTATTTAAAGTATTGAAAGAATTTGGTAGTGTTTTACTTTGTTTATTAGCTAATCTGTTAAGAGTAGTTATTTCTTTACTTAAAGCAGTAGTTTCTGCACGAGCAGCTTTTAATTGTCTAGCACCAGCAACAGCGAGTTTAATATCAACGCTATAATCAGCCACTTTCTAGAAAATCAAAACATTTATCTCATTCTACCTCTTTTCCCTTTCAAAGCACTACCTCTTTGTGCTTCTTGTTGTGCTTTCTCAAAATCTTCATGTTCAATTTCTGCATAAGCAGCCCAACCTATCATTTCTTCTACAGTTAAAGTTTCTGATAATTCAGCAACAGTTTTTCCTAATTCTTTAGCTAATGAGAAAATAAATTTCCAATCGTTATTAGCTTTTCAAATCGGCTTTAGCCTTTGATACCTCCCTATTTTGACCAGCTTCTATCATTGCTAATTGTATTTCTTGTAAAATGTTTGCTTCAACTTCTCTTCTAAGAGATGCTTTGTCACCATCTTGAAAAAGTCTATTACCCTCTTTATCTAATGCCTTTGTAATCATCAAAGCCAATGCGAAATCATTTGGATCGTTAGCATCTGATTTTTTTGTTATTGATTCTCTTTCAGCAATAGTAAGAGGATGCCAATAAACACTTAAAATTATTGTTTCATCTTTTACTACGTCATGCTGATATAGCTGGCTTACACCAAAACTATTTTTCAAAAGTTCGATTGCTCTAGTCATAAATAATACAATGCTATTCTATTATACTAGGCATTAGCTGAAAATTGACAAGATATTACACCAACAAAATGACTTCTTTCTTCAATATCTAATAAGTTTGGTCCAACCATATCTTGAACTCTAGGTTTTACTGAAAAAGTATCTACATAATCAGAAGCGTTTACAGAAGTCAATCCATCTATAACTTTTTCTGCTATTTCTATTAATACTTTTGTTCCAACGTTTTTAGGAACATGAATATTACATTGAATGACTCCAGAGTAATAATCTAAAGCTGCACCATGAGGCTGAATAGTTGATTGTGAATAATTTACATTCATAACTACATATTTTTGTTCTTGTCCAGGAGTATTGAAATTCAAATTATCATAAACCATTGATATGTTTGGATCGTCTTCTAAAACAGCATCAGTAACCGCTTTTTCAAATGCAGCACGAGTATTTTTTAAACTCATAAGTTAAGCTCCGTATAACCTGCTTGTTTACCTGATCGACCAAAACCAGGTGTCTGTCTTGATTGTAAGAATATTCTACCTTTTGTTTTCTTTTCTTTCATGGTGTCTTTAATAATTTTACCTAAACGACCTTGTATAAAATTTTGAACTTTACCACTTTCTAAAGCATAAGCAGCGTGTTTCGCTCTATTTCCAATAAAAACAGGTCTGTTAATATTGAATGTTTTACTAACTGGGTATCTTATTTTTATAGTTGGGTTACTTGGCCTTCTAGCTGGTCTGCGATTAAAAAAATCTATACTTTCTTGTTTTCTCATAGCCTTCCAGGGGTTAAAATCTCTAGCGTCATCTCTAGGTCTTACACCAGTTGTTTGCACTTTCCAACTTGAAGCAAAAAATCCTGTCCAAACAGGGCTATGAGTTCTAGTTGATAAACTTTTATGAGTTTTTCTTATTACAGTATTAAAATCAGCATTTATTTGTGCTTCTAAATCTGCTATTGGATCACTTTGCAATAATTGTTTTTTTCTAGCCATTAGAACCGCACCATAACAATGTAAAGATACACTTGATTACCTTTTTTAGTGTTTATGTCATAAATCTGCGTAGTTCTTAACTGCCCATCATAAGTAAGTTTTATCTTATCCTGGAACGTAATTTGATTATTACCAATTAAATCAGGAGTTATGTAAAGTTTAGCTCTTCTAATCTCTAACCCTTCCTCTTCTTCAGATTGTATAAATTCAAGTGGTACTTTAATATCTGAATAAGTAGTATTCACACTGACAAGTTCACCATTTTTTATATCATATTTTTCAGCACCTTTTTTAATAAAAGTAATTGTGTGATTAAAAGAATCACCTAAAGTTGCAACAACACTTTTAGCAACATTTTTAAATACTGAGTCTAGTTGACCTGCCATTACCCTCTAACTACCCTCATCTGAAAAGTACCTGCTCCACCAAGCATATAGGCTCCAAGATAACTTTGTAACCACGGGTAAACATCCATAATATTATTTACAGATCCAGTTCCTTGACTAGCTGTATTGTATTTAACTCGAAGCTCACCCAAAGCAACTTCTTCAAAATTACCATCTTTACCAGTAGTTCCTGTAATAGCATCAGTATCATTTGCCAATGCTCTAGCTAATTCATATTGTGCATACTTAATATTCAATGGAATAGTAGAACAACTTAATTCAACTCTATCTACTTGATAATTTGTTCTAGGAAACTTTAATGCTTGATTTTCGTCACATCTATCACCTTGAAATACAAAAGTATCAATCCATCTTGTAGCAGCTATCAATGATCTATTCTTTTGATCGTCAGTCTTATTATCCCAAGTAGTTGAGTCTGGTACTGTTTCAAAATAACTATTAGCTTCTGCCAATGTGACATAGCTATTTGCAGTTTCACTTTTTATAGTTGCATTTATGGTAGCTGCCACGATTAATAAAGTAATTTAGTTTTATTGTAGCGTAAAGAAAAAACCCCACCAATATTTGGTGAGGTTAGATGACCACATTTAAATCTTAATAAAAATTAAGACTTAAGACCATTAGATAATGGTGTGTTCACAAAGATTTCAACCATAGGAATCTGGTCGATGTCATAAGTTACACCCCAGTTAGAACCAGTTCTAAGTGCTGAGTTAGCAGGGTTGTCAGCAGCGTTTGTCCACTTAGTACCCATAACGTGATAAGCACTATGGTAGTCAACAGACATAACATCTTGCTTAGATAAGATGTTTCTTTCTGCTTCAATACCTAACTCAGACTGATTACCTTCAAGAATTGTTCCTGACTTCATTAAGTAGCAACGGAACTCTTGACGGTTACCAGTAGATGTTGGATCGTTAATGTTTACCTGAGAGTCGATTACAACTGTGCAACCAGCGAACTGACCGATTGATCTGTCAGTAACACCAACTCCACCACCACCCCAAGTAATACCAGTACCAGTTGATAAGGCAGAAGTTGAGAATGTTAGTAGACCTACTTGGTATAGATAGTAAGCAACCGCAGGATGAACTATAAGAAGATCAAGTTCTTCTCCTCTTTCTCCTAAAAGAGAACGAGCTTCTGCAACGGTAGCAGCAGTAAGATAGTTTGCTTCAGCAGAAGCACTAGAGCTACCAACTTGCTTCTCAAGGCGATGACCATTAAGAGCAGTATGGAATAAACCAGTAAGAGTTTCAAATAAACGAACAGAGTTCAATTTATTGATAGCATCTGCAAGTTGATTTCTGATGTGACCCATTGGATCTTCACCAGCAGCTAATACAGCTACATCATCAACAGCATAAGCAAAACCTCTATGACAG